TCACCGATGGGGGTAGTTAAATTATCAAGTCTCACCCAGCCATCAGCCCAGTTATTGTTTGACTTATAGCGCTTATATATCCTGCCGTTAGCTGCAAAATAAACTTGCTCTGCGTTTGATAAGACAAGCAGAACACCAGCTACCTTCTCGGGATAATTGTTATCTGTCGTGTTGCGGTATGTTGTATTGTTATAGATACCTTTGACCGTGATGTCATTGAGATTGTCGCTTGCAGTTAAAGACCGCACCGAAAAATCGGTAATGCCATAGCCTGCAAGGGTCGCGGCTGGGGATTGTTTGCTGTTTGCTTTATTTAATGCCTCAACCGCCTTATCATAGGCTGTTTTAGCGGCCGCACTTGTCGCCACTGTGTCGGCACTTGGTGAGGTTACGGAGTTTGATTTTTTGCTGTTGGGGATATAATTCCCTAGATTGCGAGTGAGCGCGTCAATTAACCCCTTGAGCTTTTTAACTACTTTAGGGGTGGCCGCTTCAGTTTCGCTCTCGCTATTATCACTGCTATTTAATTGCACCGTCCCTGTTTGCGCTGTGGTTGCTGACCGCTCAACATAGCGTCTTTCCACCTCTTTTTTTAGGTATTTTGTGCGGTTAGCGAGTTGTTTAATGGGTTTATTGGTAACGCCATCTGCGCCACCGTGAACAGGATCACTTTCTTCAATTTGATAAATCCCCGTTTCCCATTTTTCTTTTTCTTCTAAATTCGCCATGTGTAATCCTTAAATGTCTTTTAAATGATGTTTAAACTATGCCGAGCCGTGGTTATATGCGCCGTTATAGGTAGCTTTGTTGTTATAACGGATAGGGGCTGCTTTATAGTCCAGCACTGCCAGCACACAACGTGCTGGAGCAAAGCTAAGTAATACCTTACGGATTTCAGCAGATTGCTCGTTGGTGATAGGTTGATTTAGCCGAATGGCATAAGCTGCCCAGCGTTCGTCTTGGGGTATGGCTGCCACACCTTGATGAGACTCGTAATTACGCGCTTTTAGCCCCTCATCAATTTCAATTTCGCCAAAACCTAACTGACGCAATACATCACGAATTGCCCAAGGGGTGCCTTTATAACGATGCAGTTTTACTGCATTGCGTACCAGTTGGCGCTTAGACTCATTATTTTCAGCGACAAAAAGCCCGTCATAACCTGTAACACTCCATTTTTCCGCCAATAGCTCAATCCATTTGTCATCAAGTAATTCCACAAGGCTGGTCATAATTTGACGCTTTTCGGTCAAATTCAATTTATTACCAAGGTCGGCAAGTGCGGTGTATTTTTCTGAACTTTCAATGATGCTTGGATACTGTAATTTAGCCATCTTGTCGCACTCCATTGACGTTTAGGGTAACTTTGGTGCAGTTAGCCCATTCGGTGGCATTTAGCACCATTTTTGCGGGTTGCTGGATTGTCACATCATAGACCCCCTCAACACGCAACACTTGCATTAGTGCGGAGGGGACGACATCCATCCCCAGCTTTTTAGTGCGGCTTGCCAAATAATCCAGCAAGGCATCACGTGCTTTGGTTTTAACAATATCTTCACGGTAGCCCTCAAGTAGCGTGAGTTCCGCAACGATTTGATAAGTGCGGATGATTGGGTCTTTAACGCTCACCACATCACACAGCGGACGGCGATGCTCTGGGCTTAAATAATCTTGGATAGCTTGTTTTAAGCGTCTATCAGGCACGCCTGTAACAGTAAGTGGGTAAATATTTACCTTGCCACCGCCACCATTAATCACTTGCACGTCCACAATCTCTTGCGATACGGCTCTAGTGTGGTATTGATAAGCAGCAATAGAGCCACAGGTATTAAACGCTTCAGGGGCTTGCAAAATGCGCTCGCGATAAGCCTCATCATCTTCTTCTGCAATGCCGCCACTGGTGACATCAATATTGCTAACCGTAATGGTTTTGTCAGTATTTAAAGGGCGTTTTAATTGCTTCACACGCCCAATTTCCCAACCATTGCCAATAGAGCCTGTTTTATTAGCTTCCGCTTCAATTTCCACATAGCCAATGAGTGGCGTAATAACATCATCAGCCAGCGTAACAAAGCTCAATTCAGGAGTGACCATTACTTCAGTGCCTTTCGGCACTAAAATACTGCTATGCTCGCCCTCTACACTAAAACGCAACACACAGCGTGCGGCTTTATCACGCAGACGGTAACAGCCAAAAGGTTCACCGCATAAATCCAATGCTAGTCCCACCGCAAATTGCGGAAAGGTTTGCAAAAAGGCTTCATTGATACCTTTTCGCACCAACAATTCGCGGTAGGCATAGGTTTGGATAATAGAGCGTTCAATATGCGCAGGCTGTAGCGTTTTGCCTGTACGCTGCTCATAATCTGCAATGGCATCACTTAAAATTTGTTTTACGTCTTCGTGGACAATTTTTACGTCATCTTTTAGCCAGCTCATACCTTGACCACCGTTTGATAAATTTCTCGGTACACTGCGGTTTTTAAATGCCAGTAAATCAGGCATTCAAATTGTGGTGCAGTGCCTGTTATCTCTATGCGCTCAACCTCAATGCGTGGTTCCCACTTGCTTAATGCGTGGCTAATTTCACGCACGATATTGGGGATAGCAATATCTTCGGGCTGATCTAAATAGTTAAAATGATCACTGCCAAACTGTGGGCACAAAATATCGGTGCCTTTGATTGTGTTGAGTATATTGGCAATGCACAGATGGATATCATCAAGCCCTTGTTGAGGGGCGTTGTTATCTAATTCTGGGGCAAGTTGCCAATGTGTCGTGAGTTGTGTATTCATAGCCCTGAGAATACAGGGCTGAAAGGGAAATTGATTTTAAAGTCCTTTAAAGATTTTATTTGGCTGAGCTGGTGTCGTTACCATCACCTTGCTCAGTATGCACGTGGTTTTTAAGACTAATATCATCCGCAGTAATGTCACCACCTTTGGTTTTAAGCGTACCATTGATCACCGCTGTAGCCCCACCCTTGCCACCGTTACCTGTCATGCCTTGCATATAGGTTAATGAGCCTTCCACAAGCAAATTGCCTGTGGTTTTGGTATCAGGGCAATCAAGGGTAATAAGGCTTGGGGATTTGATTAACACCGTTCCCACCGCATCAATCACGACATCGCCTGTCGCCCTATTGTGCGAGATGGTTGTGCCGTTTTTAAATTTGAGCATAAACATCTCACCATTCGCCACAGGCACAGGGTCTTGCTGGTTATAGATTGCACCTAACACACAGCCGCCTTCACCGCGGGCATCTAATAACAACGCCACAAGCTCTCCCACATCAGGTAAACAATAAAATTGATTTCCGCCCGCATTAGGCACAGGGTAATGTAACCACGCCGTTTCTAGGTCATCAAGGGCAGGGATTTTACACCGCACTTTATGGGTGTTGATATCAACTGCGGACACAATGCCCTCTTGATAGGTGGCGGTAAAATTATGGGTTTGCATGGGTTGCCTCCATACCTAAAGTAATCAAATCATCAGGGATAAATTCAAGCATTCGTACCTCAATTTCGGTTTGATAGCCGCTAAAACGACTAAAACTATGCCTTGCGCTTTTAATCAGATATTTGCCACTAAACACGCCCAAATTACGTAACAAAATCGTATTGCCTGCCACCAGTTTCGGATTACCCCAAAGGACGATATTGCCTGCTTGCTGGTCATCATTTTGCTCCGCAAGTGCTGCATCAGCTCTGGCATCAATTTGCTCTTGGCTTTCGCCACGGGTCACAATGCGTAAGGTGTCCCCACTGGCTTCGGCAGATTGCTTGATATTTTTGCGCCGTTTTTTAGCATTTTTGCGTTGCTTAATTACCTTTTTACCATTGGCGTCATAGCCCGTAATTTCCACCGCTTTAGCGGTGTCTTTAATGCGATCACGCAATCGTAGGCTTATCACATCTCGCTCATCAAGCACCGCAACAGGAGCGGTTTGCCCTAGTTCGTCTTTATGAGTAAACACCAGCTGGTTACCCACAATTTTAAAACTGTGATGATATTCACGGGCAAGGCGAGATAAAAACTCCACATCGCGCTCTTGGTATTGGGTTACGCGCGTGATGGGGATTGGCTTAATTTGCCCCACCACCTTCAGTTTTAACCGTTCTGCCACCTGTGCCACGATTTGTGCAAGGGTGGTGTTTTCATAGGCTTTGGGTTTTAAGGTGCGGTAGTTTTTACTAATCCCACTGCTTAATGCCCGCAAGGTAATGGTTGAGGGATGTGCCTCGTATTCCACTTCGTCAATCTCAAAGCTGCCAATGTCCACTAATGGTGCGCCTTTATAGCCAATGGCTGCAATCAATTTATCTCCTTGCGTTGGGAACCACTGGCGGATCCATTTACCCTGAATATCTTCAAAGGTTACCGTCAGCTCATCGCTTTGTCCTTCAAGATAATCGGTATAACTCAGCTCAATTAAGTGCGGTTCGATTTCCGCGGAAATATTGGTTTTCTCATAAAACAACGAAAAATCATACTGGGCCACATTAGCCATTATTTCCCCTTAGCCAAGGTGGCATTGCTTCATTTTGAGTAGGTTGCACTCGTAAAACGGGGATATAAACGGTTACCCCCATGGGTAATACTTCGTAAAAACTTAAGTGTGGGTTGGCATCAATAATGCGACTATATGCCAAGGGATCACCATAATAATAGTAAGCCAAGCTATCCCAGCGTTCACCCAGTTTAGCTGTATGCTTAATCACGGTTTGCATCATCGCACTCCTCATCATTACGCAACACCACCCACGCAGTCATTTCTGCTGTCGTGGTAGCAAGGTTATCAATATGTTCAACGGCGTCAGCAAACGCATTATCGGCAGGAACAAACCAATTTTCCCAGCCTGTTGCATTGGATTGCTCAAAATGTGTTTTGCTAAGGGCAAGAGCATCATAAATCGCTTGGCCAGCCTCAACAAACTCACCAACCACACCCAAATAAGGGCGAACACTATCAAACGCACCCCGCATCCCAACAAGCTCACCAAATGCCCCCAAAGACTGATCCAACCCTGATAAGGCGTGAGGCAAATAAGCAAGGGCAGACTGTGGATCGCTTTTAAGTTGCCGCATGATGGCTACGGTATTTTTCACTTCATCAACCGCACGCTTACCTGCTTGATACAGTTGGACACCACGATTAACGGTATTTTTTACCGCACTCAGCGTATTAGTAAGATTTTGAGGTAGAATTGAACCTAAAATGCTACTGTCGCCTAGCTGTAATGCCGCACCCAATAACCCCTCATCTAATTCCCCCACATATTCAGTAAGGCTAATCGAAATCTCACGACACAACACATTACCTTGCTCATCGGTAAACAGGGTAGTTGAGCTTAAATCTGTGATCACATAATTGCCTTTGACCCCATTACGCCCCCACACAAGGGCAAGTGCCTGTTGTGCCGATTTTGCCGCACTTAATGCACGCCAACGGCTTTCCACACCGCCGATTTGATGATGTAGCCTTGCCGCAAATTGCAAGGTGGTTAGCCCATCACCTGTAGCTTGCAGTCTCGGTTTACCGCGCATTACTGCGTGTTCCGCAAAACTGGCTTGCTGGGTTTCAGAAAACTCGGTTAAATCAATCGGTTCAAATACGATGTCGCCAAGCAAACAATACATCTTTCCTCCTAATACGCTCTACGCCCACGCTGGTCAATCATCTGGTCAAAAATACGTTCAACCACACGCTCAAGCTCACGGTTACCACGTTGCATGGCTTGGGTAATATCCGCCAAAATATCCGTTTTTGCTTGGTTACCATTAACATTGATCACAGGGCTAAAATGCACCACAATCGGTGATTTATTTTGCATAGGCTCTGCCTGTGCTTTTGCACGCTGCGAAAGCACTGACTGAACCCCTGTACGGTGTGGGGGTTTCTTCGTCCCTGTTTTTGCTGTCGCAGATAAGAGCGGTGCTTTTTTCGCATTTTTAGGTTCGCTTGCCATGGTATCCGCTGCAATCGTGCTTTTAGGCGGTGCAACCTTTGCCATTGCAGGCTCCAACGGTTTTACTGCGGCAAACGCCGATTGTCCCGCCGTCATTGCAAGCTGGCTTAGGCGTTGGATATTCGCTAAACCAAGGCGTGAGGTGGTTTCTTTATTTAGGACATATTCGCCCTTATGCACCACACCAGCCACCTCGTGCTTGCCACCATCGCCTGTGTAACCCCCAGACGAAAAGCCACGCTTTTTCGCATTTTCAAGGGCAAGTTGCGCACCGCTGACTACCATTGAACTGGTACCAACCACGTTTTGAGCGATATTAGCTTGTTGGGTTGCAATGGTTTGTTCTGCTTCGGTGGCAAATCCGAGCTTGCCTTTAATCCAGTTGACCGTATCGCCAATAAATTTTTTCACACCCTCAAAGGCTTCACCAATCCCCTCGCCGAGTTTATTGATCATGCCCTTACCAAACTCACTAAAGCTACTTGGCAACTCCACACCAAACCAGCTCAATACCGCTGCAAAGGCTTTATAAAATAATCCGATCGGCGACCAATCGAGGATTGTTGCGGTAATGTTGCCGATCCCTGAGCTAAAAAAGCCTTTCACTTTTTCCCAAATATCGGCAAAGAAAGTTTTAATAGGATCCCAATATTTATAAATCAAGAACGCTGCACCCGCAATAGCCATAATCGCCATGCCAATGGGGCTTAAGCCTAAAGCACGCCCAATAAATAAAATGCCTTTGCCTACTAGCATAAGCCCCTGAAATAGCTTTCCTGCAAATAGCCAAGCAAGTTTAAAACCCCATTTATTCATTTTAACAAAGCCGCCTATTACAACTCTTGTTGCACCGAACATGCCGCCAGAAAACACGTTAATAAGTTTCCAGCCAGCTGTTGATATAAACGAAAGCCCTTTCCAAACTCCTCCCGCGGCAGATTTTATCCCCAAAAAACTGGTAATCAGCATTGAACCCGCGGTACCAACAGCCATAGTTAACCCCACAAAGGAGGCAATACTTGCTCCAATAGTGACAATCCATTCCATTATCCAAGGCTGGGATTGTAAAAACTCAGCAATGCCATAAATTACGGGCTTAATAATATTCACTAATTTATTTAATGGAGGTAAAAATGCTTGCCCAACCGTAATCCCAATTTCGGTAAAACTATTTTTTAATAGTTGTAAATTATTTGCTGTAGTGTTGCTGCGATTTTCAAATTCACGCTGCATTGACCCCATATACTTAAAATTACCACTTTCATCTTTTTCGTTGAGTAAGTCTAATTGGCGATTATATTCAGCGGTATTTTGAGCAAGTAACATGACATCATCCGCATACTGCCTTCCAAACATTTTGGAAAGCAAGGGATATTGTTGATCTTTAGGTAATTTTTTAACCCTAGCAATAAAATCCTTAATGGCTCCTTGCGCATCTTTATTCATGGTTTGCGCAAATTTTTTGGGTGATAAACCAAGCATGGCTAATTCTTTTGCGTGTTTTCCCGCTTTTAAATCTGCAAATGATGCAGCCATTCCTTTAATTGCTTGAGCGGCAAGTTCGGGAGCTTTCCCCATAGACAATAATGTTGATCCTAACGCTGCAGCTTGGTTCTCGGTTAATCCCAACATTCGTGTATCAGAACCAACTCGAGCAATCACATTAACAATGTCTGCTGCTTTTGCGTTTGCATTATCTGACAGGTGATTAATTGCATCGCCAAACGTTGCCATCTCGGTAATGGGTTTACCTAACACGTTTGCCATCGTTGCCATTGCAGTACCTGCATCACCTGCCGCCATATCAAAGGCGACGCCCATTTTTGCTGCATCTTCTGCGTAACCAATAAGATGCTCTCTTGCAAGTCCAGCTTGACCACCTGCTGCAACAATAGCGGCAATCTCTTCACCCGCCATAGGAATACGACGAGTAAGATTTAAGACATCCTTCTCCATTTCTTTAAACTGCTGAGGTGTATCAAAATCGACCACTTTCTTTACATCTGCCATCACACTTTCAAATTCAATTGCAGGTGCAGCTAAATTTTTCATTACGCCAACAGCAGCCCCCACACCCGCTGTCAATGAACTAATTCCGAGCGCAGATAATTTAGCAAAATGCGTCATCTTTTGTGTGGCACTTAAACTTTCATTACGTAGCACTTTAAGAGAGTTTCCTACCTTTTTTATACCTGCAACAGCACCGCCCACACTGGCGCCAATAAGTAAAGCGATTGAAAGATTACTTGACATTTTATTTATTTCCTTGCATAAATAAGGGTATAACTAACGGGAGATGAAATAAGGGGGATAGATGAAATTTGGTCACGCACTATGGCTTTGTGTCATTTTCTTTATTCTGTTACCCTTGACTGGGGTTGGATTATGGTTTTTCGGTTCAATTTATTACAGTCTATTTTCTCAAGCCTCGAATGAGACACTTTCATTGGGTGTCGCTTTAGGTTGCTTAATTGGACTATTTATTTTCCGTAAATCCATTTTGGATTGGTTAAGCACATAAGCCGCTACATAGCGGCTTTAGTATAGCCTGCTTTAATTTGTCGTTCGGCTTGAGTTAGCCAGACATCTAAATCATCAAGATATAGTTGCTCCAGTTCGCTAATCCCCCAACCAAACCACCAAGCCAAATCTGCTAATATTTCATCTAATGTTGCTGCAATGACTTTCCCTTTTGCATATCGCCAAATGCTTTCTGTAAGACAAAATAATCCACCATATCCATCTCATCAAAATCCTCAGGTACCAGCCCTGTTAATCGAGCTAATAGCGCAATTTCAATTTCCGCATCGGTTGACCCCGTTCGATTTACCGCTCGCATATCTGCGACTTTTGCACGACGTATTTTTAGCTCAGTAATATCTTTACCCGTTCCATCTTTGATTGGATAAGTCAATACAATAGTACGAAAAATAGACACATCTTGATTTTTAGCCATAAAAAAACTCCTTGGTTGGTTTTGTTTAATTTCGCCAAGGAGTTTACTTAAAGGGGCTTTAAATTGATTTTAAAGTGGTTTAAAGACTTTTTATTGCCCGATGTTCGTGCGGTATTTTTGCAACACATCTTGTCCGTTTACACGGTAGATGTTGGCAAAGGTATCCACGTAGAGCAATTCTTTCCCCTCTAAGGTCTGCTTAATGCTGTAGATTTGGAAACTATCTTGCAGCTCAACCGCCTCTTTAAGTTTAAAACTTCCGCCTGCGGTTTTACTAAACTGCACATTCATTACCGTAACCAATGGCGCTTCTTTTGCTAGTCCCATCGCATCAAACACTTGCAAATTAGAGCGGATCATTAATTGCTGATGTTTAAACGGATTTGTGTTTTGCGCACGCACTTCAGGATAAAAACTATCCCATGTCACCTCGCCATCTAGCACATTTAAACCTGCTGGCAGTTTAATGGTTGCCACTAAGCCAAGCCCTTTATGCTCAATTTGCTCAAACTCAATGTCTGCCACCTTAATTTCTTTGGCTTTACCTAGCAAAGAGTTACCGTTGAAATACACATTGGCATTGACGATTTGATTAATTGCTGTACTCATTCTTGCTCCTTAATTATTTTTGACCAACCAAATTCACCAAATATTTACGCGTCATCACTGAGCGATTGCTAATGAGTTCCGCGGGCAGTTTTGGTGTGTAATCGTAGGTGAGCGGGATTTGTCCTTGACTAAAGGCATCTGCCAAGTCATAGTCGTAATCTAGCCCCACTTCAAAGCCCACAAGGCTTTTTTGCGTACCTAAGTAGGTACGGATGGTTTCCAGTAGGCTGTCAATTAACGCATCATCAATCGGACGGTCGATATATTGCAACTCGGCACGGCGAATGCTTTCATCAATTAAATCCCCTGTACGCAAGGCGGTCTCAAAGTTGATGATATGGGTAACCGTTGGGAAACAGCTTGAGCGGTTGCCCCATAATCTAAACCCTGTGCCAAAGCTATTAAAAATCGTGGTAATCCCCACGGCATTTAAGCGATTGGTTTCACTTTGTAAGTCATCAATACGCGCCGTTAATGGCACTTCCATACCAATCACGCCCAACAGTTCGCGGTTAGAGGTACTAAACCAATAACCCTGTTCCACATCGGTTTTCATTCGCAGTCCCGCCGCGTGCGTGGCAAGGCTTTCTAGCCCACCGCTCATTCCTGTGGCATAAGGGTAAAAATGGCGTACACGTTCGGAGCTCGCTTTAGCGTTGATATTGCCAAGTGGCCCACGCCCTTCAAGGGCTTTGGATAGGGTGGTGGCTTTTGGCAATTGCACATAAGCTACGGCTTTAAGTTGTTCCGCTAACACCTGTAACGCTGCGGCACAAGTCGCGGTTTTATCAAATTCAGGGCAAATCAAAATCTTGGCATCTGTCCCAAATTTATTAAAGCCATCACGCAATAACTCAAAGCCTTTGCGTCGTCCTGTGGCACTTTCCACGCCACCCTTAATGTCTGCCTCGGTAACCTTGGTGGGGTCAGCATAGCTGTAAGTTGCCGTAAGACCAGTTTTACTTGCTTTAAAACGAATTTCACCCGTTTGCATATCCACGGTGTAATCATCACCAAGGGTTAATGGCGTGCCATCTGCTTTTACCGTTAGCGTCAATAGCGCAGGTTTTTCTGTATTAGCAATTAAGGTATTTGGGTCGGCAGTGAGTACCTCATCTTGGATTTCGGTTTTATGCTTTGTAGGGTCAAGTACGTTAACGACATACACCTGCCCGCTAGCATAGCGACTCAAAATATCAAAAGCATCAGGTAGGGTAAACCCTTTGCCTGTGATTGTGCCAAATTGGGCAAAATCTTTCTTCGTTTGACACAAGGTGAGCTGGTTCACCGCCCCCATTGGTGCTGTACCGACAATGCCAATAATTGCCCCATCAACGGTTTGTACAGGGACAGAGCCACCTGTTTCGCGTTTGGTTTCAGTTCCGTGGTGAAAAGCCATTTTCTTTCTCCTCTAAGGTGTTCCCGCACGGCGTAATAGTGCGGTGGTACATTTGGTTAAATCTTGTGGTTCGCGTTGCTCGACTTGCCATGTGCTGGTTTGTACGATGAGCTGATACTGCCAAAGCCCTTCATCTTCGCCGGCGAACTCTTCGCTAATTAATACGCAAGGTTCGCAATGGGTCGGGCGAAATCCCACAATCGCTAGCCGTACTTTATCTAGCACATCAAGCGCGCCACTATCATCGTGCTGGCTACGTGCAATCACGGTTAAGGCGATATGCACATAACGCCTTTGATGGACAAGGTCGGTGCTGCCTTGTGGCTCAAACTTCGAGCCTGCGTATTGCACTAAAATCGTGCCGTATTCATCCCTGACGTAATAATTTTTTAGGTCATCGGGGAAGAGCTCGACCGTAAAACGGTCAAGCTGTTCGAGTAGGCGTTCTTGGACGCTCGTTAAAATCGGCAAGGTGGCAGACATATTAATACCCCGACAAATCCACTTTTTCGGGCGCGCGTGTCACAAAGCGAGGCACGGCAGGCACATTGTCGTCCATCGTATCGACAAGCTCGGTCAGCCCTAAATGCAATTTGCCTGATTGGATACGCTCCAAATCTTTCAGCGCTTGGGCATAACTGTCTTTGACTTGGTCAGGAAAACCTTTGCCGTCTGGGCGACGTGAATACAGCCAATAGCGTGCCAGTTGCAAACAGAGATTACGCACAAGGGTTGGCACTTGATGCAGCGGCAGAACATAACGCGAACGCAAATATCCATCGACAATCTCCGTGGCATACAAACACGCCTTATCTAACACCGCAAAGTTAATGCTTGTGGCACGGCTGTTGTCATTCGAAAGATCCATTAAGGCACGTTCACTTAATAGCTCGTTTAAATCCTCTGCATTAATGTACATTGTGCCGCCTTATGCCTGATTTTCCGTGTTGGCATTCGCCGTATTAGTGGTCGCTTCTTTGTTGTTTTTGGCTTCTTCAGCTTTACGTTGTGCTTCCTCAGCATTGCGTTGCTGTTGGGCGAGCTTGACTTTGCCGCTTTCGGTAAGTTCCACATACAAGGCGATGTTTTGTGCTTCTTCTTGCGTGAGTTCAAGGGTTTCGCCCACTTCATAACGTTTACCGTTATGCAAAACAGCCACTGCGCCAATCACGGCGTAAAGTAATTTTTCGTTCATTGCATTCTCCAAAATTTAGGATTTTTCAACCGCACTTAAAGGACGTTTAAATGCGGTTTAAAGGGGTTACGCGATACAGTCTTTCACTAAATAACCCGCAGGCTTGCCCACCAAATGCGGTTTATAAATATCGGTACAACGCACCACTTCTAACTTGCCACCGCTTTCTTGGTAGGTATCCACAAATAATCCTTTACGACGGCGAACGGTATAGCCAAAACTTGGCTGATACACCGTGCCTTTCTTATCGGCGGTTTTCGGCACATAAGCCAACACCACGGTTTTAGTCCAAATATCTTTTAACTGACCGCTTTCTTCATAAACTGCCTCGCCAATTTTGACGGTGTCAATATCAATTAAGCCCGCAAAAATTTCTGGCGTAATCACGCCTTTTTGCACATACTTAATTTTTTCAATCACTTTCGGGTGGGATTTCAGCACCTCCCACACATCGCCTGCAATCACGCACACATTGGCTTTATGCCCAATGGTGCGTTTAATCGCACGTTTTGCTGCGTCAAAGACGGCAAATGGGTCGGAGTCTTTGTGACTAAATTGACTTGTGCCAGATAATGCCACTTTATTGGTGCTGTCATAGCTCGCCTCATTTTGCGCAAGGGTGGCGATTTGTTTTTCGCGGTCTAACGCAATCACATCTTGGATAACGCCTAGGGCGTATTGACGCAATGGAAAACTGGCTTCATTGCTTTCGCGGTAATCAATGGCATATTCTGCGTCGTGTTCTTCCAGTGCCACATCAATCGCGCCCAAATCTTCAGGCTCTAAGCGGTTAGATGCCCCGCGTAGGCTTCGCGTGGTCGTCGGAATACGGAAGGCTAAACGCCCAAATGTCGGGATTTTTGCCGCTTCTTTGTCGATTTCAACGATAGGCATAAGGCTATCGCCAATCAGTTCATTGTTGTGATAGCCATAAGCCAAATTGGTGAGTACAGGGTCTTGTACGCGTAATTTTGATAAATCCAGTGCCATAAAAATTGCTCCTTGTTGGTTAATTAGTTAAATAACGCATTAAATGCGGTGGTGTAATCCACATTGTGCTCGCCCATATAAGCACGAATGCGTTTATCCGCATCAATGCTGGCTGGGCTTGTGCCTTCGGCATAGTCCACCGTCTCGTCAGCAGGCTGTGCGGCCTTGTCTTTGGTCGCTACCTCTGAAAACTCAACCACTTTAGGCTGGTCTTTAAGATAGGCTTTAAACTGCTGAACAAGGCTTTCACCCTCTTCAAATTCCACGACACCACCTTGGGCTTGCACCGTCATGGCATTGAGCATTGACACCACCTTGTCTTTATTTTTCGGGGCAAGTTTGCCTTCCGAAATTAAGGCTTCGGCAAAACTGGCATTCTCGGCTTTGGCTGAGTTAAGTTCTGCTTCGGCTTTTTCAGCTTCGGCTTTGGCTTTTGTCGCTTTTAGCTGCTCATTTTCTTGACGCAAGCGGTCAAGCTCGGCTTTTTCTTCTGCACTCATTGCGGGTTCTCCTTCTGGTTGCGCATTATTTTCATTAAAGTCTGGAACAAGGACGTCAGTATGGCGATACTCCTCACGGATACTTTCCTCTTGCACCGAACTCACCAAATAATCAGGCAGGGCTTTATCTGCTTCCTCCTGTCCATACTTACCAATCACCCAATCCCGTAGTCGCCGCCAAAGGCTTGATTGCGCCCAATCGCTAAACTCAACGATGCCTTGTTCTTCCTCATTAAATTCAGGATTACGCAAGCCTTTTACCGCAGGTGGTACAGCACCTAAAAAGCCCACGTGGCGTAAATACAACTTGCCAGCAACAGGGTTGTTCGGGCTATCAGGTAAGTAAAAAGATGCCGACACCTTTTTAAATCGTCCATTCTGTACCATTTCGGCAAAATCAGGATCAATCTGGGTCAGTTCTGCTTGCAATGTATCCCCGTTGAGCTGTAAGCCTTTCACCCACGCATAAGCAGGGTGATTGTCTTTAGGGTGTCCGATCACCACGGGGGACTCGTGGAATTGCGGGTTATAGGCATCAATCGCCTGTTGCAACGACTCCGTGGTAATGTTCACCACATTGCCATTGGCGTCAGGGCGAGAGCCTGCTCGAAAAATATCAATAAGGGTCATATCGGTGTCCTTGTTTGCTGAAACACCGATAGAGTAACGAAAGAGAGACGAAAAAGATTTTAAAGTCCTTTAAAGATTTTTTTGCGTGATTTTCCCAGCGGTATTCCAAAAAATACTCCACTTAAATCAAAAGGCGATTAAAGAGGCATTAAAGACCGCTTAAAGAGAAGAGATAATTTACAAGATGACCCAGCATAAGGGTAAAAATAAAAAACGCCATAACACGCGATTATGGCGTTATTTTGAAATAATGGCTAAATGGTATTTTATACGTCGTTCAAACCCCGTTCAAAACTTTCACAGTGCGTTCAAAAAATTTAACGTAAGGCAATATACCACTTAAAAAGAAAACTTCGCTATGGACGTTTTACTCGCAATTTTCGCAATAGCGAAATTTGCTCGGGCTTTTAGCCCCATCGGCATAGCCGATGTTCAAAAAAGCATCCGCTTTTTTGTAAGCACGATTTTAAATACTATAACCCTTGCTCAATTTGTCGCTGTAAAAGTGCGGTGGCTTTTTTTAGCAATCTTTGCTCATCTTGTTTGTTTATCCCTAACCAAGGGCGGGCAGGAATATCCGCTTTTTTGGCAAAAATCTTGCTTTTACCAAAGCGTAGCCGTTTTGCTTTCTTCGGTACAATCTTGCCTCCAAATTGGTGTAGGCGGGCATATTTGGCATCGCTACCAAATTCCACGTGATGATCATCATAATTGTAAGCGGTTTTCTGCGACAAATAGCCATCTTGCCTTAGAATTTTATTGTTACCCTTAATTTGACGGGTAATGGGCGAAAGGGCTTGCCACTTTTTGCCATCAGGAGCGACTTCGTTTTTAAAGCGTTCGGCGTGAATTTTTTTCAAGGTTTCACCCAACACACCATAGAGCTTACGCGGGGCTTTTAAGGTGCGTGCGATACGCTCTAACTGCTGTTTGGGTAGCGTATCATCAAGGGTAATTTTAATCATTGTGTTACCTCGCAAATTGGATTAAAAAGAAAGCGTGGTAATGTTGCCACGCTTTAATTTAAGGACTTTCAAATGAAAGATAAACAAACTGAACTATTAGAACAGCTTTTAACTGCTCAAGTTTTAACTTTGGCAGCAGCGAAATGTAATAATTTCAACCTTTCGCATAAAGCCTACAACGATGTTTATACTGATTTTATTCAGTCAGCCGTAACTGACATCGCTGAATTTCAGCCTGAAGTTTTAAAGCTACTTCGTCAAATTTCGCCTGATCACTCTTAACAGTCTGAAAATTGAGTAATATTAGTTCAATTTGTTTTAATACAAATTGAGCATCAACCATCATTAAGCCTTGAAACTCTGGTACGAGTTTTAGGGCTTTTAATTTTAATTCGGCTTCTTTAAGTTCTTCTTCAAAAATGTTCATTTTATTTTCTCCTATTGATTAAAAAATAAGTTAGGGGTATAGTTTAACTAGCCACAGGGGTTTCCTACTGGAAAGGTTACGCTAGGCAACTACCGTATTATCCTGTTCGAATCAGGCAAACTGTGGCTATTAATCCAAGTTTCCCCATAAAACCTCAAACCCTTTTAAGCTTTCCCATTGACGTTTATCAGCAATCACACTTGCCGTTCTCACCATATTCACTTTTACCCGTTGTTTTTTCTGCGTCAGTTGATCGCGATGTTGAATGTCATAATCCATTTTGACTGCCACCTTACCTTGTTCCGTGTCATACACAAACACTAAGGTCGGTTGCTTCTGCTGGCTTTCGAGCAAAATCGCTTTAGGATGGCGTAGCTTTTCAGGCAGCTGTTTCCAAAACTCAACAGGCAAGTGAATGCCTTTTGCTTGTTTATTATCTCGTAAGGCGTGTAACACATCTTGATCACGCACCGCAATCACTGCACTTTGTGGGGCTTTGTCTAGCACATCTAATTTAGTCAAGACCTCATCAGACAGCACGCCCACATATTTCATTTGACCGCGTGCCATTTTCTCTTTGGTAACAGTTTCGACCATCTCCGCCATTGCGGTGTTTAACATTGCCACCGCTTGCGGGCGTTGACTGATCACATCATTAATCAAACGGCTCGCAAGACGTGGCTCAGACTGGCTTAATTTTTGCATTAAGACCGCATCCACCGATTGATTTCGGCTTGCGGTGAGATTGTCAAAATTATGCGGAGCAAAACCTGCATCATAGCCTTTGGGCAGATTGATGGTTCTTGGGTTACCACTTCGCACGCCAACCAATTTATCTTCAAATTCAATTTCCACGGGAGGTGATACCTGCTTGCCCATTTCCCTTAAATCATCTTCATCGTGTGCTTCGACGGTACAATGACAACCGTAGGCTTTAACAGGGTAGTAATAACGCCAAAACGGATCATTGGCTGGGCGAATGGTGCCATCTAAATCAATATGCGCCTGACGTGGGTGGGCGTTGTCGTGGTGATGATATTCCCAATAAGGCATCACATCGGCTAAATCCAAATGCTGCTTTAACCGCCCACGGTTATAAGCGCCATACACATTGGTGTCATAAATGATCCGTGTACGCCAGTTGCGCCCACCTTTATACTGCCAACCTGTTTTTGCCACAATCTCATCAAAGCGCTTGCGAAAGCCTTCTAGGGTTTCACCTCGTGCAATGGCATCATCCACCGCTTGACGAAACTGTGCGATGATTTCATTGCGATTTGCCCCTGCGACCATAAAAAAATAGTCGTGTTCTTCGCCTAACACATCTAAATAGCTGTCAGTGGGTAAATTGAGTTTTTTCTCAAAATAGCGCACTTGCTCTTTAAAGGTGAAACCGTTTTCTATTGCCATTTAGCGTTCCTTTTTACTTTCTTTATTGACGCTATAACGCCCCGCCAGCTCCGCACTGGTTGATGCCCACGCCATGACTTGGGCGTACTCGCTAAAATCTAATTCTGGGATAAGGCTATCTAATTGCGTGCGAAAATCCTCAAGACTTTCAGCCGATGCTAGTTTATCTTGTACCGCTTGCAACCAATTATCCACGTGGCTTTCTGCTTCAATTTCCAGCTGTTCCACAATGCCATCGGCAATATTGCGTGGCATTGTGGGAGCTGGCTCATTAAATTCTGCCGATTTTTGCGCCGCACTTTGCTGCGGTAACGGTTGTTGTTTTAGGGTAATATCTCCCTGCTCAAAGCCATAAGTGCGAGCGAGATACTGCTCGCTAAATTGCACCCCCATACTCGCCAGCAATTGGTCACGCTCGGCTTGCAATTTATCAATACTTTCTTGCTCAAAGAGTTCAAAGGTTGGCAAGGTGTCCACATTAAAATTGAGTTTGCAAATCCACCTTAAAAGCTGATTAAAACAGCTTTCTACAATCGCCGCGTCTTCATCGCGAATGGCTTTGGCTACTTCAAGCCCCGCCGTTGCGCTAGCGCGGTTAGCTTCTGCTTCCGTAGTTTGATTTTGCCCTAGAATGGCAATAGCAATCTCTGATTTGCAGTAACGCAGGAAATCATCAAACACCTGTGATGAGCCACCTTTGCTACCACTTTCTAACAGCTCAATGGTGCTGTCATTTGGGATAGCCGCAACCGCAGTTCCCAGCATTTTTTCCATACTATCCAGCAAGTCTTCAATTTCGTGCGGCTGGGTTTGTCGTGGGTGTTTACCCACCAGCCAAGGGCTCCCGTATTTTTCCACAAACTCGAGCCAAAATTTTAGCCCGCCTTTTTTAAAGGTGGCCGCCCAAAAGCACATAGCTAAATCGGCACGTCCATAAGGGTTCATATAGTCCGCCTGCTGGGTGGCAAGCAGAAACTTCATTTCAGGGATAGGCTTGCCATCGCGTTCTTCTTTATCACGCAGTAGCAGTTCATTTTCTTCACTAAACACAAACCATTCTTGCGGTTTACCCACAATCTCGGCAGGTAATAACAAGCCGTTTTCTTCCGCCCACATCACCTCAAGAGCTTGATAGCCAAAGAGGGTGGCATCTAAAATCTGGTTAATGATATGGTTGAGAGGTAAGCGTTCAAAAAGTGCGGCCAGAATTTCATCGACTTTTTTATTACCTGTTGGTGTAAGTCGCCATTCTAACCCTTTAATTGCAGCTTTACGTCGGCGTACACAACCGCCCACGTGGCTATCGGATAAAATTTCACGATAGGCGGAAATATCTTTACCCATTTTTTTCAACACAGGGTCTGGGTTAGGCAAATAGTGCATAAATGCCCAATAATCCACAGCACTGGCACGCGTTGCAATTTCACGCACTAAATCTTGTTTTTTTGGTGTCATTGTTTATCCTCCAAATGCTAATACGGCGATAACTAAAAACCACCACCAACCTTCAATATTGTGAAATTTCAAATAGGTAGCACAAATGGCACAAGCCGTCATAAAAATATATTTCATTGTTAATATCCTTGCGTTAATTTTTGGCTGGCTCTTGGTCTTCTGCTATGGGCTTTCACGGGCAGCAATACGGCATCTTTAGCCGCAAGCAAGGCCAAAAAACACGCCCACGTACGGTCGGCGTGTCCCGCGCTATCACTTTCTGCCACAAAGCGTGGTTGTCCCGTTGAGCCTGTAATTTTTTTGAGTTTGTGCAAATCGGCACGCAAATCGCTATCCCCTTGCGGGATACGAATTTGTTTGTCTTCAAAGGCATTTTTGCCAAGGGTCGCCATATTGAGCTTGGTCACCACATTAAACAGCACACCTTGCACCCGTTGCTCGCCGTGTTGATATTGGGCATCTTCCACCATTTTTTCGCCCATACCTGTTTGGTCGAGATTGCACGCAACCACATTATATTGACGCATCACACGGTTTAACTCGTCCAACTGATGGCGTAACTTAGTACGTTTTAAGGTGATGATTTCGCGCGTCCAATACACATCGCCCACCAGTTCCAGCACCCAAATTACGGTTAAATCTCCCCGCACCGCAATATCCATGCCCACAAAGCACGGGTTGCCCGTGTAATTTTCGGGTTTGCCTGCTTGCGGATGCTCCACGCTGTCAATTAAGTCATAAGAAAGCCAGCTACTGGCTTCGTCTAACCACTTAAGTTCAAATTCCTGCGCCCAAGCATCCTCATCATTTAAGCCCTTACGGAGCTGTTCAATGTTGCGTGGAAGACCATCAGCAACGGCTTGATAAATATCTACTTGATGACGCGACCATTCAGTATTGTCAAGATCAGTCATCAGCTCATAAAATTTATTGCCCTTGCCATTAGGCGTACTCACTACCCGCAATTTCCAGCCTGCCGAAATCACAGGGAACAAGGCTTTCCAAATCTCACGGCTGTCTTGGTGAAAAGCAAACTCGTCCAAAAACACGTTAGCCGAAAAGCCCCGAGCGGTGTCAGGATTGGCTGGGAGTGCGGTAATTTTTGAACCGCTAGGGAAAATCACTTCAAGGGCATTAATGGTGGTATCTTCTTTAAAAGGGACTTCTAAGATTTCGCAAACCATCCCCATTGCTTCCATATGGCGTTTTACACCCTCGTTCATCGCTTCTTTTGCTTGGCGTTCCCCACGGCTTAAAATCACCCAACGGACTTTTTCACCCCGTGCTTCGGCCTCCAAGCAATCCAGCACAATTTCAAGGGTGGTAGTAAAAGTTTTCCCAGTTTGTCGTGCAAACATCGCTACCTTAAAACGGCTTTTATCATTCAACCATTTTTTCTGATAGCCATAGAGAACCGTGTTATTCGATGCCATAGACTGCTTTCACCATTTTTGTTACATCGTCCATACTCACCCCTGTTTCTTTCGCGGCTTCTTCTACCGCTTCCGCCGCACGTTTAATGGTTTCTTGACGGATAGCCTGCTCACGTTTAAAACTCAGACTTTCTGCCTGCTCTAAACGTTGTACTGCAGCAGAGAGTAGCGCAATAGACTTCGGATCAGCAC